GACCCCTACTGCTTCCCAAAGCGTGGGGGCTTTGACCAAGCTAAACGACCTTATCGAGTCATGGAATCTCGACCCGCAAAAACTGTACGGGGCAACTCAATACATTTTGCCTTTTGTTGCCAATAAAGCAACCTACACTATCGGGCTTGGCGGCGATCTGAACATTGCCCGCCCAGACGGAATCTATGCTGCGTTTGTGCGTAACACCACGGCGACGCCATCCCAGCAGCAAGATGTTCCTATTACCATCCTTACTGACCAGCAATGGGCGGACATTCCCGTTAAGGGTATGCAGAGTACGTTTCCATTCGCCATCTGGTTTAACATGACCTATCCCCTGATTACGGCCTATGTGACCCCGATTCCAACGGGTTCTAACTACAGCTTGGTGTTTTGGGATGGAAACGCCAATGCGACTCTTGCGTTGAACACAGTGCTTGATCTGCCGCCCGGTTACAAACGAGCCATGAAATACGCTTTGTTTATTGAATTGGCGGCTGGGTATCAGATTGAAGTTCCTTCCAGCATTCAAAGCCTTGCCATTTCATCAAAAATGTCTATTGACCGTCAAAACGCAACTATCAACACTTTAAAAACCAGCGCGGCTTCTTATTATGACATTGAAACTAATACCATAAGGACATTTTAAGGTGGACGCGGGGGTTGTCGGCGGGTCTTCTCAGCAAACCTCGCTGCCATTTAATGCTGAGCGTACGATCAACATGTACGCCGTCCTTGACCAACAGGGTAAAAAGCCAGCCTCATTGTACGCACGGCCGGGCAATGCTTTGTTTGCTACATTAGGCTCTGGGCCTGGGCGCGGTGGGTTTGTGGCAACTAATGGACGTGCTTTTGTTGTCTCTGGCTCTCAGTTGTACGAATTGCTTGCCTCTGGCACAGGTACAGTTCTTGGTAGCCTCCTCACTAGCTCAGGGGATGTGACAATAGATGAAAACGGCGTGCAGCTAGCCATTTGCGACGGGAAAGATTTATACATTTTAACTTATGCAACCAATGCGTTTTCGCGGGTGGTTAATCCAAACCTGCCTAGCGCGGCCAGTGTTTGCTTTCTTGATGGGTATTTCATTGTTAACCGCTCCTTAACTAGCGGCATATTTCAGATTTCTGCCCCGTACGACGGATTTACTTGGGCTGCTTTGGATTTCGCCACGGCTGAATCATCGCCTGATAGTCTGCTGCGCGTGGCGGTCATTTTCGGGCAATTATGGTTATTCGGCGACATTTCCGTCGAGCCTTGGAACAACACGGGCGGATCGTCTTTTCCCTTCCAACGAGTAAACAGCTCATCCCAGCTTTCCGTAGGCGTGGTAGCACCGAGCACGGTTCTAGAGTTCGACAACACAGCTTTCTGGGTGGGTAAGGACAAGAACGGCTCAGGAATTGTTTACCGGGCTGATGGGTATTCTCCCCGCCGTGTTTCCACTAAGGCCATTGAATTGCGCTTGCAAGCGGCACCGTCAATCTCAACGCTTAGGGCAATGGCCTATCAAGAGGCCGGGCATACCTTTTACATCATCACGGGCGGCGGCATGGAAACCGCGCTTGTGTACGATGTTTCAACGAAGCTCTGGACAGAATGGGCTTACTTCAACAGCATGGGCAATTATGAGTTGCCGTTAACCAATGACCTGATAAACGCTTTTGGCAAAACGATTGCTCTTGATAGGACATCGGGCAAGGTTTATGAGCAATCGTCGAAATATTATTCCGACAATGGCGACGAGATAGCGTGCGACAGGATTTTTACGCACATCTTTGACAATGGGAATCCTTTTATAATCAAAAATTTAACAGTTAACTTTGAGACTGGCGTGGGCAACACAACGGTGACAAATCCAAAAGCCATGCTGTATTTATCCAATGACGGTGGCCGAACGTTCTACACCTATTATGAGGCTGCTTTGGGTGCTGTCGGTAACTTCCTAACCCGCGTTGTCTGGTGGCGGCTAGGACGGCATCGGCAATGCACGTTCCGGGTGCGGGTGACTGATTCTGTGAAACGAGTAATAACAGGTGGGAGCTTTAATACCTAATGACCGCAGCCATTGCACCCATTGCCGATAATGTTCTTGATGAAAACGGTCAAAAGTTTCGTCCGTCTTGGATTGTGTATTTTTCCGAGCTTAACCGCGGCGATGTGGGTACAACGTGGACACCAGTTATCACTAATCTGACCGCTGTGGGCACACCGACAATAACGGGTGTGTACTACCAAAATAGCGGTTTTACTGACTTTGCCGTCAAGATTGTACCAAGCACCAACACAAGCTCTACGCTGGGCAGCACTACTATCGCGCTTCCGTTCAATGTCACGGCGGACACGGGGGCTTTTGTGATAACGGGCACAACCGTCTTGCAAGGGGTGGTAAATGCAAGCGGACGAGCTGTATTTTTACCCACATGGTCACTGGTGACGGCACCTGTAACCATCACGGGTAGAGTTAAGAATTAATTAGGGTTCAAGGCAGTTTTAATGTAAAATAGCAACGGGGTTTTTTATGCTAAAAGATAAAAAAGAAATGGAGGAAGCCGGGCGCGGTACTGATACCGTGATGGGGCACCTGTCCCTCGGTGAAGTCGTTATCCCCCGCGCATTTCTTGATGACCCACAAGTGTTGCAGTCTGTTAAAGCTATCTTTGATTCCGCTGGCGCGAACATGGCCGAGTTCACCGTGGGTGACCAAGCCAATAAGATTAACCCTGAAACGCAGCAGCCTGAGTTTTTTGGGTTTAAAAAGGCACTTAGAAGTGTTGCAAAATTAACTACAGGTGGCGGCAAGTTAGCTGAAAATATTATTCCATACGGAGAATTTATTGTCCCAGCCGCAGTAACGGCAGTAGCTGGCCCAGCAGCCGGAGGGCTTTATGTAGGGGCGAGGAATCTATCCGACACAAACAATCTTAAACAATCCTTATTTAAAGGCGGCATTACTGCCGGTACTGCATACGCTGGGCAAGCATTGGCGGGTGCTGGTGGCGGCTTAGGCTCTAACTTAGCCGATACTGCCGTTGGTCGTGCCATTGACGGTGCGTATCAGGGAAGTGCGCTACAAGGGTTATACAATAGTGCAGGGAATGCTCTTACGTTGCCATCAAGCGTATCAGGCGCATTGAGAGACGTGTACACAGGGGCTACGGGCGCGTTTGATAGTGCTAGCAGCGGTATAAACGATTATTACCAAGGAAGCGCGTTGCAGGGTGCTTTTAAAAGTGGCAGTGACGCTATCAGCTCATTAGGGTTTGGCTCAAACGGTAGCGCGGTAACACCATCCCCAGCTATAGGCGGAGGTGCATCATCTTACGGCGGTGCAAGCGATTCTATCCTTTCAACTGGACGGGATGCCTTTGGTCGTGCAGTGCTCAGCGGCGGGGCTGGAACTGATGCTCTAAACGCTTCAACGCCTTTTGCTAACGCACTTAGTCCATCATCAACCGTTTCCGCAGCAACCCCTTATGCGGACGCTGTTACTAACCCACTATCAAACACATTGACCAACGCAGCATCAGGAGCAAGTCCCGTGGCAAGCAATTATTCTTTTTTAACACCAGCCCTCAGTGCTGCGCTTGGGTATAAATCAAACAAAGACGCAGCCGATGCTTTATTGGAGCAGCAACAGGCCAATGCGGCGTTACTAGACCCATTTGCTGGCGGTTTCAATTTTACCCCCGGCGATTTAACTCAAGACCCCGGCTATCAGTTTAACTTAGAACAAGGGATGAAAGCGCAGGATCGTGCCAACCTTGCTCGCGGCAATTATTTCTCTGGAGCGGCCTTAAAAGAAGCACAAACGCTTGGGCAAGGCTTGGCCGATAGCACTTACAACACAGCGTTCAACCGTGCTTTACAAAGCCGCAACGCTGGGCTGACGGGTGCCTTGGCTAGGGCTGGTGTGAATACCAATGTAGGAAACATCAAAGCTAATCAAACCGTCAACACGGGTAACCTTTTGAGCGGTGCTCTGGGTGCAGTGCTGCCCGGTAATACATTCACCAACACAGGCGCATTGCAAGGTGGGTTTGACCTGCAAGAGTTCTTGCGCCGCAACGGGATAGGGAACTCATTGTATGGCAGTTGATCTAGGTGTATTTGAACGCCAGAAAACTATTGTTGACCAGCAACAGTTGCAGGATGCGTTTAATTTAAAACGAGCACTTGTGCTGGGTCAACTTAATAGGCTTCAAAGCGGCGGCAATCTTCCTGCCCCGTTGCAACTTGCCAATGAGTATCAACGACGGCGTGATGCTGGTGATATTGACGGTGCAAACCAAATTCTTATGTTTGCCAAGACTGCGGATAAGGGATTGGTCACAGATGAAAATGGTGTTTTTCAAGCTGCCCCCGGTTATGCCCCTGCTATTGGCGGTATTGAAGCTGTGAAATCAGGGATGCAGCAGCAGGCAAAAAGTAATGTTGATCTGCAAATGAACCCGCTTATCAAAGGCCGTGAAGCTGGGGCGGTTGAAAACGCCAAACTACAAGAACAGCTTAGAACTTTACCTGAGCTACAAAGAAGAACGGCTGAAGCCGAAGCATTAGCTAAAAAAGGCATCAAAGATAGAGAAGACCTTAAATCATTAAGAAGCATACAGGATAACCTTGACCAATATTCTGCTGCTGCAAAAGGAACCGTTTTTACTGGCCCTGTTTTGGGACGTATTGGCGATATTGCGCAAGCACCCGGAAGAACAAACTTAAAAAGCGTTGCTAATGAGCTTACCCTGAGAGCAAAAGAGCTTCTGAACTTTCCAAATGCTAACTTTTCCAACTCCGATCGTCAATTTATTCAAGACGTTGCTGGTGGTAGTTATGCTCAGTACGGCGGTATCGAGAAAGTCATTCAACGCTTGAGAGCAACTTCTCAAAAACAAATTGATAACATCTTGCAGAGCGGCCAGCCGCAACTAGGAGGGCAGCAACAACAAGCCGGAGAACCCCCGCTGTCTCAACAAAGGCGGCTTCGTTTCAATCTTCAGACTGGAGAGTTGGAATGAAAGAAGTTGACCTCCCGGACGGCACTATTGCAGAATTTCCTGATGAAATGTCTGACGTGGCCATTGCACAAGTTTTGCGTAGTAAGTTTGCAAAAACCGCCGCGCCGGAACCAGTAAAACAACTACCGTCAAATTTAGCCATTGAAGAGCGTTTACGGCAACGTGAGATGGATCAAACTGGCCGTCCCTTAGCTCGGCAGGTAGGGCTAGCGGGACGATACGCCATAGAGGGTGCGGCTGCACTCCCTGCTATGGTTGCAAACCCTATAGCCGCCGCATCAAACTATGCATTTGGCACCAATATTCCAGAACAAAATCAAGCGGTAACTCAACTACTGACCCGTGCAGGATTACCAGAGCCGCAAGATTCGACAGAGCGAGTTGTCGGCGATGTTAGCCGTGCCGTTGCCGGGCTTGGTACTGGTGCCCCTATCGCGAGGCTTGCAGGAGCACCGCAATATGTTGTAAATGCATTAGGTAGCAACCTAGGCACACAAACGGCGTCCACTGTTGGATCCGCTGCTGCCGCAGGTGAAGCGAGGGAAGGTGGTTATGGGGCAGGTACTCAGTTGGCTGCTGGCATTATCGGTGGGGTGCTTCCTGTTGGGGGTATTCAAAGCACTGCGAGAGGATTAAGGTCTTTAATTGAAGGCGGAATAGAGGCTGGTAAACCATTTACCACATCAGGCCGCAATCAGATTGTTGGCGGTGTTCTTGCACAATCGGCTGACGATGTAGGGCAAGCCGTTAAAAACATTAAGAATGTTCGTGAGTTTGTTCCGGGTTCTCCCGTGACAACCGCTGAAGCCGCTGGTGACGCTGGGCTTGCTAGTTTACAGCGCGGGTTTAGAAATCAAGGGGCAAATCCATTTTCTGATATTGAGAGCCAACAGAATGCAGCGCGGCAATCCGTTGTATCTAAACTTGCTCGCACGCCGCAAGAGCTTGAGATGGCTATCGCAAATAGGTCGGCAACAACTGCGCCGCTTTATGAAGTTGCCAAAAAAGAGTCATTAATAGGAAAAAACTTTTCCGAAATTATTAAAAAGATTGATTCTGCTATAGAAAACGTGGGCACAGAAACGCAAGCCGGGCAAGAATTGGCGCGTATCAAGAGAACAATTAAAGACAGCCTTCCAAAAGTAAAAACAGTAGAAACTGGGTTACTAGATGCAGAAGGAAGCCCGATAACAAGGCAAACAGCATCTAATCTTACACAAGGCGGGTTGATACAGCTTTACCGAGAGACACGAGACAAAGCGCAAAAAATATCTGAACTTGATGGGGCATACCCGGCTGCTGTTAGTGGAGTAATTAAACCAATAGTGCATGACCTCGGCCAACTCTTAGAAAAACAAAGCCCTAATTTTAAAAAAGCAAACGACGCTTACAGGGCTTTATCGCCTGAAATTAATAGAATGCAAATACTTCAAGACTTAAAAAACAAAGTTTCATTAACGGCTGCGCCCGACGTACGCACGGGTTATGAGTTTTTATCACAACCCAAATTAACTTCTGCGCTTCGTGATGTTGATGGTGAATTGGCTAAAACTTTAACGCCAGAACAACTAGGACAGCTAAACAATGTAAGACTTGATGCCGAACGAAGCGCATCACTCAATGCACGAAACATCCGCGCATCTGGCTCAGACACCGCGCAAAACTTAAACGGCGGCAAGGTTGTAAGGCAATTCCTGTCCGAACATGCTGTTGGCAGGTTGCCGCTTGGTATTGGCCGGGTGCTGCAATCTATGAGCGAAAAACAAATCAACGAATTGACTATGGAAGCATTAAAAGACCCGCAACTAGCCAGACGGCTTCTTGTTGAGTTAAGACCAGAAACAGCTAGACAATCACTTTCAGGTGCTGCTACTCAGAAATTGACGGCACAGCTGCTTGGATCGATACGCGGTACTATATCAACCCCTACTGAGCAGGTTCAACAATGAGTGTCCTCTTACTCCCACCAATCTTTCAGTTTTTTGACAACAACGGCGATCCTTTAGCCAACGGCTTTGTGGATGTGTTTGCGGCTGGGACGACAACGCGGATTGCAACGTACACTAGTGCTGCGGGAACCATTGAGGCACCCAATCCTATCCAGTTAAACGCGGCTGGGCGGCCTACGTCTGGG